CAACTACAAAGATACAAAAAATATCGGAGATTACCAACTTTTTTAGGCACTATTTCTTATCCCGAACTGAGGTAAGATATCATCGCCTACATCAAGAAAAAGACTAAGGATTTCAGTTATCCTGACCAGGCAATGATGTATGACGAGCTTGCTTCCAAGCTCTGTGATATGAATGCAGATGCGCTGAAGAGTGAATATCTAGGCAGTGATGATTATCTGCTCGATAGCGTATAGAAGGCGCTTCTGCGACAAAATTATAAACCCATAAACAATTCATTAGAATATGAAAAAGATTATTTATTCGATTAAGAAATGGTGGGAAAAGACCACTGAGGAGTATCATCGCCAGCAGGTGCTGAAGCGTGAGAAGGAGGTAAAACGTGAGGCGATGCACCGATTACAGGTGAGAGAGTTTGAGGGCGGGCTGTATCTCTGTCTGGACAATATCCCGATACTGAAGGAGATTGAGATGAAGCAAGCTTCACTCAATGCCCTGCAAGAAGCACGAAGGCATTATCAGGACTATAAGTTGAGTCTCGGCTTATGATCTATCGGCTACAGATCAACAAGGAGGGAAGTTTATGGCACGACCGATTGCAAACTACCATCGTTTCTACGCCTCGTTTAATAAGTTGCCAAAGCACGGCGATGACGAAGATGCTAAGGCGGCTATCGTGAGCCAATACACGAATGGGCGCACAACGCATCTTCATGAGATGAGGGCGCAGGAGTACAAGGAATGCTGCAAGGCATTGGAGAACATGCTTGGTTATGGTGACCAGCGCAAGCACTGGCGAAGCATCTGCCTGCACCTGATGCAGGAACTCGGAATAGACACCAAGGACTGGAACCGCATCAACGAGTTCTGTCGTCATCCGAGGATTATGGGTAAGGATTTTGCCCTGATTACAGTGTCGGAACTGGAGCAGCTGAGCGTGAAGCTGAGAGCCATCAAACGAAAGGGAGGACTGAAACAGCAGGAAGGTATTAATACCAATCATATAAAATTAATGTTTATTGAAAATGGAACAGGAAAAGAACAAACAGGAGCAGACGGCTACAAAGCAGGGCAGCTCCCCAGTTGACATCAGTCAGCTATCAGAAGAGCAGAAGGCATCTCTTCTGGCTCAGTTGAATGCCGAGGCAAAGAACGAGCGCATCAACAAGCGTGATGCTTACGAGGGTTTGCGAGGCGAGTTTATGCACAAGGTTGAAGATATGCTCATTAACGTTACCGCAGACGTCAAGGGCTTCAAGGAGTGGCTGAGAGAAGAATCTTCTGCCTTCGTCAAGCTGATGAGAGAGTACGGCCAGGTGAAAACCGATGAGCAGAAGAACTACACGATCACTGATGGTGATTTCCGTTTGCAGATCAGCTGCAACAGCGTGAAGGGATTCGATGAGCGTGCCGACCTCGCAGCGGAGCGCCTGGTAGCTTTTCTGAAGGATTACATGAAGAAGAGCGAGAAGGGAACCGATGATCCGATGTACCAGCTGGCAATGACGCTGCTGGAGCGTAACCAGGCAGGAGATCTCGATTACAAGAGCATCTCCAAGCTCTACGAGCTGGAGGATAAGTTTGATGATCCGGAGTACTCGGAAATCATGAAACTCTTCCAGGAGAGCAATGTAGTGCAGAAGAATGCAACCAACTATTACTTCTGGAAGCGCGACAAGGAGACGGGAGTCTGGCGCCGCATAGAGCCAAGCTTCTGCCGCATCTAAAGTTAGATTATTTATTGTTATAATGTTTTAAGTTGAAAGAAAGGAACAGCCCTCGATGAGGAATGGAAAATGCAGGAATAACCGCGGATTTAGTTATCAGAAGCGGGTGACGGAGATTAACCGTATCTTCGATCGCTACGCCAAGCTGGGAGTCCCTAACAGGGAGATCTGGCGGCGTTACGTGTACCCGGTGTACGCTATCTCGGAGCGCCAGTTCTACAATGTCCTGAATGCGAGTGCAGATCCTCGCAACGAGATTCCCCATCAAGAGGAGCTGTTCCTGAATTTCATAGACAATGACGGCTATGGTAACAGAGAAAGAACTGAAGACGGTAATAGGCCGCATTCTGAAGGATATTAGAATCGGCATCGGTGATGAGTTTGATCAGAACTTTGAGAGGCAGGCTTTCTTTACCAAAGCCTGGGCGAGAAGAAGAAGCCCGCTTCGCCCCGGTGGTCATATTCTCATTGATACGGGAGCGCTGAGGAAGAGCATCAGTAGTAGAAGCGACGAAAGCAGCATTACTTTCTATAGCGATCTTCCTTATGCTGCCATCCATAATGAAGGAGGAGAAATAAAGGTTACTGCCAGGATGAAAAGATACTTCTGGGCTAAATATAATGAAGCACAAGGCGGTTTTGGCAGGAAGAAAAACGGCGAGCTTCGCAACAATAAGAAGAATCGTCAGCTCAGAACGGAAGCTGAGTTCTGGAAAGCGATGGCTCTGATGAAGGAAGGAAAGGTTATCAAGATTCCTAAACGTCAATTCCTGGGTATGAGTCCCGAGGTGGAGGAAGACGTGAGGCGCATTATAGAAGACAACCTTACTTCTTATTTTGAGAACGACTTCAAATTTAAATAAACAAGATATGGATCCAAGACAAGAATTATACGCTGCACTCGTGGGGCAGCTGAAAAATATTCCCGAGGTGAAACATGTGGATTTGTGGAACGAGAACGTAGTTTATGCAGATCAGGACGAGCCGTGGCAGCGCCCGGCAGTATTCATAGAGTTGGGAGTGATAGACTGGACAACGATACAGGGCGCTCTCCGAGGTAACGGGGATATCAAACTGCATACGGTGATAGACTGGAGCGAAAATGCGCCTATAGAGGCTTGGCAGTTGACTGACAAAATCTGGCAGGCGCTGGAAGGTATTAGAAGCAAATCGTTTGATGGGTATTATCCTAGGCAGACTCTATCCAATGGGAGCCATGAAGAGTTGTACGAGAACATAGATGTTTTCAGGGTAAAGTATCTCAAGTCCTGGAGCACGGCGAGATAAATTTCTTTCAATTCATATATACTATTATATTAGGTTCTGTAAGTTATAGGGAATTATGTTGTTAATTTATTTTTTTTATTATGTTTTTAGGCGCTTATATGCGAAGACGAGCGATCTAATATTAGAAATGTTTTTCATATTTAAAAGAAAATGGCGGGTGTCGTGATGACACTCGCCATTTTGATTTTTTTTCTCATTTTCTTGCTTGTTTAAAATATTTGTTGTATCTTTGCATCCGGATAACCCTGGTGTTTCCTAATGGCCCATGTGAAGGACCGCAGGAAACGCTGGGGTTATTTCTTTTTGAATGCTATGTAGAGTGTTTCTCTACTATTTTTCCTTATTTCTGTTTTCAGCTTCCAGACTTCGCCGCCAATATGTACCTCGTACTCATTGTAACCAGTGGCGCCTCTTTTTCTCTTCTTCTCTACATTCTTGATGTCTTTTTCGGATGTCATATCCTTTACTTCTCCCAGTGGGCTGAAACGTATGAAAGAGAGTTTGTCCAGATGGCTAGCTATCCACTTGAAGGCGTTGATTTCTTCTATCGTGCGGGCATGCTTGAGACCAAGTTCTAGAGAGTCTCTGGTCTGAAAATACTTTCCTGTTTGCAAGGAATTGGAAGACTTTGTGAAGTTGGTGGACTCTTTTATATAACCTTTCTTCTCGGTACAGAGCCGTGATGCCTCAGCGTCCATAGCGCATTTGTGCAGCCTTCTGCATGCTTCGCACAACTGATTGTCCGGAAGTGCCAGATTGACGTTCTTACCTTTCGCTACATCGCAGCTATTACACTTCTTGATGGTGTAAGGATTGTAGTCAGGAACCGCCTTACCCTGCTTTCCGCTATTGAACCGGAAAATATTAAAGCGTTCTCCGTCTAAGGCTTCCTTGCCTCTATCCATCGCTTCACCATGAGGCGTGGCATCATACTTCCATTTGAGAACCTGGACCACCGTACAGCGGCAGTTCCATCCATTTGGAGGGTAGTAGCTCTCCCAGAAAGGGTCACTCATCGGTAGTGTTACTCTGTCGAGAGCAGCATGCTCCGGTCGCACCTTGTCATCATGGGCAGTTCTGTACTGGAGATAATATTCGTCACCATCCTCGGCAAAGTGTTCCCATTTGGCGGCCATGGTAGCAGAAGACTGCACGAAGCCGTATTCTGCCCGAAGATAGTTCCTGTTGTAAGTCTCGTTAATCTTCCGTACATCATTCAAAAAACGTTCGAACGGCTTTCTATCTCCATTCTCATCAAGCAAGCTAGGGAATGCCTCGTTAAGCTCGTGGAAGGTTTTCATGCCGGAGAAGATATAGTTGGAGCGGGTTAACCGCTCTCGCATCTTTTCGGTCATTTCCACCTTCTCGAAACTGGAGTCCAGAATATCGGCGTGTTCCTGGATAAAATCCATGGCCTCGTTGCTTGACAGGATATTAATATCCAGTTGTGCGCCGTGCTGGCGGAAGAGAGCTTTCATCAGCTTGTCGAAACGGGAGGATATTTCCTTGTATCGCAGTTTTTTCTCGTCGGCTGACGCGAGTTGAATATTCATTTTACCAATGATGGATTCATATCGGCTGTGTAGCCCCTTATAGTCATCGGGGCTTAGTCGAAAAAAGGTCTGGAGAGCTGCAATCCAGACTGCTGTATGCGTTCGCCTACAGGCATGTTGTATTTGTCTGCGAAATACTTAGGATCTACTTCATAACGGTCGGAGATCATCTTCTCGTATTCCATCTGCTGTTCCGGTGTGTAATCTACGCTTTTGTCCCACGAGAAGTGGTAGCCTTGAAGCGGATATCCGTGGCGGATCATACGGGGGATGAGCTGATTATTGATAATGCTTGCCAGCATCTTCGCATCGCTCTCCACCAGGTTCTCGAATACTTTGAGGTGAGTCTGGCTCTGGGATAAGGAGCTGCCATCCTCGATAGTCATTGTCTGCCCGATGATAAGCTTGGAGATTTCGCTGTTGGAACGATCCACGCGCTTGTCATAGACGTTGAACGCATCACTCTTGGTGCTTTCGATGATTTGGATATCCGTTCCTTCGGGGAACAATGCCCATGGAGCGAGATCCATGCCCTTGAGCATCTCTTCGATGCGCTGCTGGTCTGCCTTGTCTCTAGAGGCGGTTTTAGCTACTCGCATAGGCATTCCGAAAATTTCGCTGAAGACGTCCCATGCTGCGAGAACGTTCTTCTTTGGAATGGCGTGGAGTGCAGCCTTGAGGTAGAGTCCGAGATCGTCGGGCTTTCCTGCCTCGATAAGGTTGTTATACCATTCCGGCTCCCTGTAGTCTATTCCCGTAGTCCAATCCTGCCCGAGGTCAGTTACAACACGATGATGTTCCGGAATTACGAATTTGCGGTCGATAAGCTTTACTTCCGAGTAGCAAGGGCATCCATCTCCATCCTTCCTGATATCTCCCAGTTCTATCAGGGAATGCCCGTAATAGATAGAATCAAGAATGAGGCGGCAGAGTTCATAGAACCATTCCTGCTCGAAATAATGCTTGAGTTCATCGCAAGGCTTGCCGCTTTTGTCTTCGATGTTAAAAGACTTGGAAAGGACGAAGCCTGTGCGCTGGCCGATACATCCGGTAACATGGGCATCCGTGGCGGTGTCTCTATAGATGTCGTAGAGCATCTGCCTGTTTGGACTCTCTATGCTGATAGCCTGCTGCCAAGCCTTGCGCCATTTTTGGATATCACTCTTGGTAAGAGCTTCGGTGGTGCGCTGAAGCTTGGATATGATATGCTGGGCATTTCTGCGGGTTGCCTTGTCGGCGAGGATGATGTCGCCGAACTTGGTATGCAGTAGCCGTGGCTCACCCTTGACGGCGCGCCGGATGTCGTAGATGCCCTGTAATGTCTTGTCAAATAGATTCATCTTGCTTTATTTTTGAATATTAAACTTGAATACGGATTACCAGGAGTGGCGGTTGGGACCATTTCCCCACTTAATGCCATTGGTGTTAGCCTCGCCTGTAGCCTCGTCAGTGGCTATCGGCAAGTCCGGGACAATTTTGCCAGCCGCAACTCCCTCTAGCCACTTGATGGCACGTTCGTAGCGTTCCTTGCGCACATCACTGCCCATTCTCTGCGGTTGTGCTGCTATCATATTGTAAAGAGCTATATCCGCCGCATACATTACTATCTGTCGGTTGCGGTCATTTCCTACGGCAGAGAAGACCTTGTCGCAGTCATATTTAGGACGGAGATAGCCAGCTATCTCTTCCACCGCTTCCAGAATGGCATTGTCGGCGTTAGCGTCGTCTGCCTGGGTGATGACCTTGAGTGCGGCTTCAGAAGCCACCACCTTGAAATCTTCTTGAGTAATAAACATATAAACTACTTTTTAATTACCAACCATTTTTAGGAGATCTCCGTTTACCTATGCGTGGCTCGAAAGCATCGATGCGTCCTTGTCGCTGAAGGATAAAGATAGCTCCCTCGTCAGCATCAGGAGCGTCATCGTGTGCCCTGCTTCCATGTTCCAGAGCCAGCGTCTGCTCGATTCCCACCTGCATATCCTCTGAGTCTTTTAGGCTCTCGTTGTAGAACACCAAGCCTCGTTCCCATAAAGGGGCAACACTCTCGATACGCTGTAGCTTGTCGGGCTTTTTCCGGTTGTCGGCAGATATCGGAAGCTGATAGCCCCGAAGCTCTCCCTCCTTGTAGAATTCATCGAGGGCCGTATCCTGCATCAGGTTTGCTTCCATATAAAACTGGATACTGGCTCCCTGCTCCATGGCTTTTTCGTAGAGATTGTATTGCCACCTTACCATCTCTCCGGTGGTAGCCTGGCGCACGAAGCAATCTATCAGATGGAGTTCGCTGCCCAGCTTACCCCAGAGCCTGCACGCCTTGTAGTCGTTGGCTGTCGTGGATTTCCAGGATGGATCTGTATAGCAGACCAGGGCATCATACCTGGTGAGTTTAGGCATACGCTTGTACTTGATCCATTCGTGACGGAAGATAGAACCGTCGATGATGGGGTTGTGCATCATCTCCTTATTCCAATCTCTGTAACCGACGAATTCCCGGTAAGCATCCACCTCCTCCCGGGTCCATTTCTCCTTCCATACCGGATCACCATTCTTATCTACGGCATACACCTTACTCAAGAAAACACCTTTGGTATTGGCGATGTTATAGAGTACGGAGTTTTTGGAGATCAGGTTGCCGACCATGATGAAACGGCCACGGCCTACATCGAGAGAACCGAAGAGGGCTGACTTCACCCAGGAGGTAAGCTCACGTACTCGCTTCTCGTTCTTGCAGAGTTCGTCGTCATCAAGGTCATCGATGACGATGTAGTCAGGGCGGGCTTCCCTATCACGGAGACCTCGGGGACTCTGACCGCGACCGCATGCCAGGAACTTAACACCGCAGTTCGCCTTGAATTCTCCGTCGGTCCAGTCTCCTCCGGCAGGCTTCTGTTCTCCGAAGTCACGCTTGAGGCGATCGTTGTACTCCAGTTCTGCCTGGATATCACCCAGGAGGCGGCAGGCGGCATCCTCACTCTTGCCGACTACCACCATGAAGTTTATCAGGCGTAGCGGCTGGAACATGAGCCACAAGGGGGTGAATACATCCATGTGGGTACTCTTGGCATGACCGCGCGGCCACATGAATACAGCCTTCAGGTTAGCGGTGCGCTTGACCTTGCTTGCCGCCTGGTTGTGGAATGGCGCATTGTGGATGGTACGGATCACCTTTCCGGTAGTCTTGTCCTTGAGTTGCAGGAAGTGAGGAAAGTAATACTCGCAGAAAGCAGCATAGTTCTGCTGTAGCCTGTGGATGCGAGCTTCCTTCTCACTCTTGCCTTCTGGAGCCATGAGCGATGTATCTGTGAGCGCCACAATCTGCTTGCAGTGCTCCTTCCATTCCTCTATGGCCTTTTTCTTTTCTGCTAGTGTTGCCATTATGTATATGTATTAGAGATCGCAGGAAAAACCGTTCTGCATCTTGTCGGAGATGAAGAGATCCTGGTAATAATTAAATGTCTTGAGGAGTTCCGGTGTGATATTCGGATCATTCTGTGCCCGGAACTGCATCCATTTACTGAATGTCATAAATACCTCGATGGCATCTACTACGTTAGCCTTCTTGTCAAGCTTCTCTATAACGGCTGACATTTTAGCAAGCTTGTCACCCAGTCCGGCAATCTTCGCAGCATCACCGGAAGCATTGACATCGGTAATGAGGGTATCGATGCTATGGAGCAGCTTGTTTACCAGCTCCGGGCGAGTCACACTTGTAGCAGCCCGCTGTTCCTTCCATCCTTCCTGGTTGGCCCATTTGGAAAGTGTCTGTCGGGAGATGTCTATCTGGTCTGCTATCTCGTTCTGGTCCTTGCCTGCCATATATAATGTTCTGGCGAGCTTTTTCTTCTTTTCTAATTCTGCTTTTGTCATGTTATAACAGTGTTTTAATGTGAATAAAATGGCGGGCTATATTGAAACCCACTGCAAAATTGGCATTTTTTAGGGAGTCAGCCAAAAAAGTATGAAATGATTGCACACCTTTATGAAGCGATTGCAGCGTTTTTTGGAGGGTTCGGGGAAAGTTCGTAATATTGCAGTCGAAATTCAAAAACGAATCGCAATGGGAAAGAAAGTTAGAATAAGCGATGAGAGCGTGAACTGTTATGGTACGCGCATCATTACATCAGGTATTGACCTGACACAATACGAGCGCAATCCTGTATTGCTGTATATGCATGACCGCAGTCAAGGCGTAGTCGGAAAGGTGGAAAACCTGAAGGTGGAAAACGGAGAGCTGACCGGAGAAATCGAGTTTGACGGAGCCACCGAGTTGAGCCAGCGCCTGAAGAAGCAGTATGAGTTTGGCTCGATGCGCATGGTAAGCGCCAACTTGCAGATTTTGGAGACTTCCGATGACAAGAGTCTCGTGCTGGAAGGACAGACTGCGCAGACAATCACCAAGAGCCGCCTCTTTGAGGTGAGTGCTGTTGATATCGGTGGTAATGATAACGCCATCGTGTTATACTCTCCGGATGGAGAACAGCTACCGTTGATGAAAGGTGGAGAGAGCGAAAGTACTTTCCTGCCTTTGTTGAATAGTAATATTAATCCTCTTAAAAAAGAAGTAGAAATGGAATTGAAAACTTTAGCCCTTCAGCTGGGGCTTAGCGAAACAGCTGACGAAGCTACCGTCTTGCAGAAGCTTGGCGAGTTGAAGTTGAAGGCCGAGGGTGCAGCAGCACTCAAGAAGCAGGTTGATGAGTTGAAGACGGCGCAGGAGGCGCTTGCTCTTGCCGGTATTACAGCCGCCGTGGATCAGGCCGTAAGCGAGAAGCGTATCGATGCCGGTATGAAGAACCATTTTGTCGAGCTTGGCAAAAAGGTAGGTATTGACACATTGAAGTTGACCTTGTCGGCCATGCAGCCACAGGGTAAGCTCTCCGTACAGTTGCATCGTACCAGTACTGGTCAGATCGTGGCAGAGGAAACAGACTTCTCTAAGTACGAGAAGCTGAGTGCCGTTCCATCCGGCAAAATGATGGATCTGCACGACAATCATCCTGACGAGTTCGCTCGCCTCTACAAGGCTGAGTATGGATTCGAACCAGCTTAATTTCAAGTTAACATAAAAATTCTATAATATGAGAAAGTTGATTAAAGTATTTACAGCATTGCTGTTCAATGCAATTATGGGTGCTCTCATTGCACTCTTGTTGGGATATAATCCATTCTGGGGTGCAGCTGTTGCTTCCCTTGTCGCTATCGCAGCAGGAACGTTTATGCCAAAGGGGTCTGCTTACGCCGGCGTTCTTAAAGAAGTATGGACTGGAGAGCTTATCAAGGCTCTACGTGCCTACCTGGATGCTTCTTGGCTTGTAGGCGTGCCAGACCAGAGTTCTATCGTGGATAATGATGTAATTCATATGGTGGATGTCGGTGCAGACCCTCAGGTGCTGGTTAATAACAAGACATATCCTATCGAAATCCAGGAACTCGAGGATGGAGACAAGACCTTCTCTCTTGATAAATTCCAGACAAAGGTTGTTCCAGTCACCGATGACGAATTGTATGCCCTGAGTTACGACAAGATGGCTCGTGTCAAGGAGAGCTGCGCCAACGCACTCAATGACACCAAGTATGCCAAGGCTGCCCATGCGCTCTGTGCCAATGAGAACACCGCCAAGACTCCTGTATTGGTAACGTCTGGCGCCGTGGATCCTGCGACCAAGCGAGTTAAGCTCTGTATGAACGATCTGGTGAACCTGAAGCGAAAGCTTGATGAACTGGGTGTTCCTCCAACCAACCGCCGACTTGTGCTCTGTACTGATCACGTGAACGACCTGCTCGAGACGGAGCAGACTTTCAAGGAGCAGTACAACGTTGACCGCAATGACGGCAAGGTCGGTAAGCTGTACGGTTTCGATATCTACGAGTTCGGCGCCAACCCTACCTATAGCACCACAGGCAAGAAGAATGCGCTGGGTGCAGCGCCTAAGGCTGGCGAGTTCCAATGCTCATTCGCATTCTACGTGCCTCGTGTGTTCAAGGCTACTGGTAGCACCAAGATGTATTACAGCGCTGCTGAAAACGATCCGCAGCAGCAGCGTAACCTCATCTCGTACCGTCATTATTTCATCTGTTTGCCTAAGAAGGAAGACGCTGGTGGCGTAATCCGTTCAGGTTATAACGCTGGTTAGCCGTATGGCGAAAATGAAATATCTGGTAATCCACTGCACTGCCACGCCGGAAGGTCGGGAGGTGACAGCCGCCGACATCCGGCACTGGCACTGCGACCCTCCAGCCAAGGGCGGCAGAGGATGGAAGCAGGTGGGCTATACAGACCTCGTGCATCTGGATGGCAGCATAGAGCGCCTGGTAGATAACAACGAGGATGCGGAGGTGGACCCATGGGAGATTACCAATGGTGCTGCTGGCTATAATGCCGTGAGCCGGCATGTTGTCTATGCAGGAGGTGTGAGCAAGTACAACGGTAAACCGCTCGACACCCGCACCCTGGAGCAGAAGAAGGCTCTTGCTGATTATGTGAGAAACTTCCACAACCGCTTCCCTCAAATCCGTATTGTTGGACATAACGAGTTGAATCCAAGGAAAGCCTGCCCGTCTTTTGATGTCCAGGAATGGCTTCGCTCGTTAGGTATCAGGCAAGTGTAGATTTTTTCAGTAATAGTTGATAGTTTATTAGGTTAAAAAAAGGTTTGAAAGGCGATGACAGACATCATACTAAACATACTGCAGTGGGCTATCCTACCGGGCGGCATTGGTACTGCCATCGCCTGGATAGCCAATCGAAAGGTTAAGGAGGCTGAGCAGGCGAAGCGCATACATGACACCTTCAAGGAGATGTATGGTGACGTGAGCAAGGAACTCCTGGCAAAACAAAAAGAACTGAATGATGCAGCAGAAGATAATGCAAAGGCTATCGAGGAACTCAACAAGGAGAACGCCCGCACCCGCTATGCACTTAATAGGCTCACGCGGGCTATTGAGGCTATTCAGCTTTGTCCTCATCGCGCTAGTTGCCCTGTCAGTGGTGAGCTGCGCAACGACGAAGACGACCAGGAAGGAACAGAACCTGGTGCAAAGCGTACAAAGCGCCGACAGTGCAAGCCAAAGTCTGAGTCAGATGGTAAGCCAGGTGAAGACAATGGCGATGTGGTCCCAGCCGTTAGCGAGCGACACGGTCCGGTTGAGCATACCGATGAATAATCTCCTCTCTCTGCCGCAGGGCGCAAGCTATAACGGTAAGCATGGCCGTGCTAACGTGAAGGCGTACGTACAGCCGAATGACGGTGGCGAAATGCCAACGATCATCGTAGAGGCATCGTGTGACAGCTTGCAGCAGCTGTGCCTTCGGTATGAGAGTGAGCGAGACTCCTTACGAAACCAGGTAAGTCTGCTTAGCAGGCAGATGGAAATGTCGTATAGCAACAATGCTAGAACGGAGCAGAAAAAGCCTCCTAACGGCGTTTGCGTGGATTTGTTTTTTATTATCGCAGGTATTATGACCTGCTTGTTTTTAATGTATTTAATCAGAAAAAAATATGGATAACGTATTAGACGGAACAGACCTTATTCTTTCAGTTGTGGGTAAGGCGTTGGGTTACAGTACCGGGTGCAAGATTACAACCAGCACAGAGACTGGCGAGCGTGTAACAAAGGAAGCTTCGGCTGGCAAGTGGAAGGAGAAGTATGTAAAGAGCTTCTCTGAGAGTATCAGCGCTGATGGTGTCGTGCTGACGGGTAGCAATGCAGAAATGCCTACCTATGATCAGCTGAAGGATCTCCAGCTGGCAGGAACTCCTGTCGAGGGAACCTATTCTGTTCGAGAGGGTGATGGCCGTGAAGGCAAGACTGCCGGACAGTATAGGGGTAAGTACATCATTACTTCGCTCGATCTCGATGCGCAGGCTGGTGAGGATGCGAAGTACAGTGTGCAGCTTGAGAATTGTGGTAAGGTTGAAAAAATCGGCACAGGCTTGCAGGGGACCGCAACTGCATGACTGAATACAGATGATGCCGGGAACGAAGAATCCCCGGTTTCAGCCGTAAGTAAAACGTCTTTAGAATCTGAAACGGATGAATAAGATCATGATTAAGGTTGGTGCCAAGGAGTTTCCTTGTCGCCTCACTATGGGAGCGATGCTCCAGTTCAAACGTACTGTCGGTAAGGATGTCAGTCAGATGAACTGGGAGGATATGGAAGAACTGTTAACGCTTATGTGGTGCTGCGTGTCGAGCGCCTGCCGAGCCGATAACGTTGAATTCTCCATTGACTTCACGATGTTCTGCGACTTAGTGTCTCCGGCAGATATGGCTAAGTGGAATTCCGCAATAGCTGAAGCGAATGAAAAAAAAAGCGAGGAGGAACAGTAAATTCCGAATCAGGCGATGATGATCCGGTGGATGTGGAACATCTTCTGGGTATAGCTATGGGGTGTATGGGGATGAGCATGGATGACTTTTGCCGATGCACCCCATCTAAATACTATGCAGCGTATGAAGCTTGGCATGATGCTGTAGATGCTGCGGAACGTGGCAAGTGGGAACGGGTAAGAATGCAATGCCTGTGCATCCTGCAACCCTACTCGAAGGATAAGCTCAAGGCTAGAGATATTATGCAGTTTGCCTGGGATGAGGAAGTGCAGACTGAGATTCCGGAAGTGAAAGAGAAGCTCAGTCGTGAGGAAATCATGGACAGATACAAGAAGGCGGCGAAGAGGGCTGGATTGCGTTGATCTAGATATTGTCGTCTTGTATGCGCATTAATCTCCAAAGTAGAAAAGATACGAAAAAAACAATGAGACACCAGAACGTAGCGTCTGCCGTCCATGAAGGTGAGCCATGTGTCATGGCTAGATCGCAAAAATACATACCGAGCAGAAAACTCAGTGCGGATATACAACCAATGGTGGTTCTTGTAGTATCTGGCTTTACTTCATATTTCTTCATATCATTTTATCTTAAACACGCTGCAAATATAATAAAAATAACGCAATAATCCAAATAAAACATCGTAAAAATGGCTAATGTAGTAAGATTTAACATTCAGCTCAACATAGATGGCAAAGATAGAGTGGTTGTTGCCACAACTGCTGTAGATAATCTGAGACACGTAGTGAATAGTGTTAATGAGGCCACAGAAGATTTGAGGGGTAAACTTATTAACACCAATCAGATTACGGAGGCATGGGAAAATGTTACCAATGCCTTTCAGCAGGTGGTAGGTGTGTTTAATCAGGTTACAGCGGAAAGCCGGACTTTTGGAGCGGCAATGGCTGCGACTAATACCATGGCTGGTAAGAGCGGAAAGGAATTTGCGGCAATGAAGCAACAGGTAGCAGAACTTGCCAAGGACATACCAATTGCACGTGATGAACTTGCAGGTGGTCTTTATCAGGTTATCTCGAATGGAGTTCCAGAAGACAACTGGATTGATTATCTCCGTTCTTCGGCAGAATCCTCTGTAGGAGGTATTGCCAATCTGGGAGAAGTGGTAAAGGTTACTTCTACCATTATCAAGAATTACGGATTGGAGTGGAGTAATGCCGGAGAAATACAAGATAAAATACAGTTAACTGCTAAGAACGGTGTTACCTCGTTCGAACAGATGGCACAAGCCTTGCCGCGTGTCACGGCCCAAGCATCTACATTAGGCGTGTCTATAGACGAGTTGATGGCTTCATTTGCAACTCTTACCGGTGTAAGTGGAAATACTGCGGAGGTTAGTACTCAGCTTGCTGCTATTTTTACAGCTCTCATTAAGCCTTCGAGCGAAGCTACTGAAATGGCTCAACAGATGGGTATTCAGTTTGACGCAGCAGCTATTAAGGCGGCTGGAGGTATGCAACAATTCCTTGAGTCTCTCAGCGCAGATGTAAAGCGTTTCTCTCTATCGAGTGGTATGCTGGAACAGGAGATATACGGTAGGCTTTTCGGTAGCGCAGAGAGCCTTCGAGCTATCACTCCATTAGTAGGTAATCTGGCGGATAAATTCCGGAGTAATGCTACAGAAATGCAAAATAGCGCAGGAGCGGTTAGCGAGTCCTTTGATATCATGGGCAGTACAGGAAGCGCTAAGATTCAACTTCTGAACAACAAGCTTGGTGAATTCACAGATGTAATACAGGGAAGTATTGGTAATGCCCTACCATACATAAATTTTGCATCCCAACTAATTATTACCACCAATGCAGTTGGAACTTTATCTAGGACTATTACTGGTCTGGGGATTGCATCTAAGGCTACATCTGCGGCTGTAGCCATGTTTGGTCCTATCAGCAAAGTGATTTCAGCGGCTTTTACAGGTGCTGCTGTAAGCGCTGAAACTTTAAAACTTGCAATTAGAAGCCTATATATAACAGCTGGTGTCGGAATAGCTATTGCTGCCCTTACAGAAGTTATTAATCATCTGTCTGCTAGCAATGATAAAGCTGCAAGTAGCGTGAATGACCTATCGAAGGCAGAAGAGAAGACCAAGCAGGCGCACGAGCAAACTGCTCAGCAGATATCGTCCGTGCGTAGTGAAATATCGCTGAATATCGCCAAGCTCAAAGATTTCAAGGGTAGCAAGGAGCAGGAGAAGACTCTGGTGCAGCAGATGAATAGCAAATATGGGGAGGCCATGGGCTATTATTCGACCGTATCACAATGGTATCAGGCTCTTACCGCAAATTCTGAGGCGTACTGTAACCAGATGATTAATGAGATTAGATTGAGGAAACTTGCTAACCAGGCAGCATACCTGATCAAGCAGCAGCACGACATTAAATATGATGAAAACGGGAAGCTGAGGAAATATAGTGGGAAAAATAAAACTAAACGCGAGGCTGTAGGTCAGATAGATGCTGGTGACGGTAAGATTATCCCTATTATGCAGGAGGTTGAGGACAAGGGAACCAGTCAGCTTGATAAGGTTAATAGAAAGATGACTTCGCTTTACCGCCAGCAGCAGAATGTGAAAAAGCAAATGGAGTCCATCGTCAAGAATGGACAGAAAATAAACTTTAAGCATACTGCCGGGTATAGTTCGACTCCTCCACCACTATCTTCCGGCAATACATCAAAAGGCGGTGCGACAACTACAACGAAGCCGGAAGTGAAGGAGAAGGCTCTAGAGGGCAGTATTGATTTCTATGAGGAGGAAATCCGGGAATTACAGAAGAAAATCAATGCTTCGGCTGATGAAGCTGCCGTCAAGAGCCTCCAGCAGATCCTGGAAGGAAAGCAGCGAGAGTTAGGGATGTTGAAGGTAAGATTAGGTATCGAAAACGTTCCTGATATCGAGGTTAAGAAAAAGGCAGAAGATATATTGTCGGATATAGATGAGCAGATTGGCCGACTGAGGTTAAATCCTATAGAGATTAAAGTCGAAGGTCTTGAAGACCTGGAGAAGCTACAATCTCTCGGTAATATTAATCTCTCGAGTTTTCAGAGTGTCCAGCAGCAGCTGCATACCATTAATGGAATCACTAATTCTACAGCCAAAGGACTTGCTGTAGCCGGAGAGAGCTGTGCAGCGCTTGGAAGCGCCATGCAGCAACTTGGTTCTGACAGTGCAGCAGCCAAGGCTGGCATGATGATGGTAGCTGTAGGTCAGATTGTCCTTTCCTTCGCGCAGGCGATGACCTCTACCAAGACCTGGATAGACTGGCTCGCCTTCGGTATTACTGGTGCAGCACAGTTGACTAGCATTATCGGTATGATAAGCAAGTTTGCTACAGGTGGTATTGTGGGTGGTAGCCAGAAAAGCGGCGATAACGTCCTGGTGCGTGTCAATTCGGGAGAGATGATTCTGAATGCAGCGCAGCAGGCTAGGCTTTTCGCAATCGCCAATGGTGCATCCCTCTACGGAGCAGCTGCGCAGGTTGGTACCGGAATCTCTGATGGCTTTGCTCCTGGAGTAAAGGCTTCTACAAGCCGTTTGCAGGGCATCCTTATCGAGAACGACCAGGCACCAATAGATATCAACCTGCGCCTGCGGGGAAGAGATATTGTTGGCTCTGTAGCGAATGAGACAAGAAGCAATCGCAAGCGGAGTAATATCCGTATCAGATAATAGTATTATAACATTATTATAAAAGCATTAGTAGGCTATGTATATACACGGTTATTATTATAACAGGAAAGAAGAGAAAATCTCCGTTTATATCCTGGTTCGAGGTGATCGATCCGAGGAAGTGGAGATAGGTGGCGATGGTAGCGGAATTACCTTCTCTGATGACCCGGTGGAAATCACCTCGCAGGTGAATGATACGTTCGATCATATTCTCTGCTCGCAGGCTTCTATCCGCTTGCTCTGCGAGAATTATGTGAAGGAATTTTTTTCGGGATCCTGTAGGGATGCTGTGGTGAATATCTACCGGGGAACAGAATGTCTCTTTGCCGGATATATCGAGCCTCAGACTTTCTCGCAGGGGTACAATGAGGACGAGGATGAGGTAGAACTGACCTGCGTGGATGCGCTCTCAGCCCTTCATTATTCAAAATACAAGAATGTTGGTTCGGCTTTAGTACTATATAATAAGGTGAAGGCGGAGGCGCAACAGCGTACCTTCCATGATATCGTGATGGATATACTGAATGGTGTGATGGATGGTATTGATATTCTCGGCGGTCATGATAAGCCATTATACTATGATGGTAGCAAATATGTGGCCGCGGAAAAGGATAAGCAGTATTCCGTACTACAGGATATCAGTATCTCGGAACTTCTCTTTCTGGGTGATGATGAGGATGATGTCTGGACTCAGGAGGATGTGTTGACTGAAATTCTGAGATATCTCAATCTTCATATAAGGCAGGCTGGCATGAATCTCTATCTGTTCTCCTGGGAGACAATCAGGAGTGGAAAATCTCACTCCTGGCATAACCTCAATGGGAACGGCGATTTAACGATTGTTCCTCGGACGGTAGATATTACTACGTCTATTGTAGCAGACTGCGATACGCAGATTAGTGTTGCGGAGACGTATAATCAGCTCAAGTTGACGACTGATGTGAAGGAGATGCAGAATATCGTCAAGAGCCCTCTCGATAGCGATTCGTTGCGTAATGCTTTCCTCGGTATGCAGAAGTATATGACAGAGTATGCTTCCGATGGAGAGGGTAAAAGAGCTTATCATGGATTTGCAGAACTGGTGGTGAATGGTAGTACTGGCTGTGATGGCGGTTCGGTGGTTGACTGGTATGTACAAGTAAGAAAGTGCCAGGACTGGCGTTTTTATGGCGCCAAGAAAAAAGATCTCGTGAAGGACTTATGCCAGGGAGTCAACCAGCAGGATGCCGTAAACTATCTGGGAACCGTGCCGGGTGCCTCAATGCTGATGTCTGTAGGAAGCGTCAAGAAGACGAACGGCGGACAGGATAATTCGCTCGTATCGAAAATATCCATGACCGATTATCTGGTAATCAGCGTAAACGGTAATGGCAAGGATGGGGAAAGTGAATTCTATCCTAATGACTCGGACCTTCTGAAAGCGATACCATGCGCAGAATATGTAGGCAATGAAGTTGGTGGTGTATTTTCGCCTAGCGATGAAAATACGACTAATTATATCGTGATCTCCGGGAAAGTGGTAATGAACCCTCTGATGAGGATGACGGCTAATTATCATGATCTGAGAAACAAAACCTGGTTAAGTGTACCGTTCAGTGGGCAGGATGGCATCTACGTCTGGCATCAGACTGTGCCAAGCCGCAATAACGGAGATGGCCGCTATTATACACGCAGATATTGGAAAACGGAGAACTGGAGAAGCGAGGTGGTGCCAGATGATGTTATGGATAAGAAGACTGCTGGTGGATTTATGCCATTTACCGGTGAAGGCCCGCAGGAGTTTGAGTTTAAGTACAGTGCATTCGGGGACAGCACCGATAAGTTGTCGAAGGTAGGCGTTATTCAGTGTATGCTGATAATAGGTGATAAATGCGTAGTTGAAAAACGCCCTGGGCAGCTCCTCGGAAACGATAAGGTGGCGGGAACAGGCAATGGGCAGCTATCTGATTATGTCTGGATGAAATATAAGACCAGAGAGGAATGCTCATCTGATGATGAATATTACCAGCAGAGTTTCTCGGTGGGATTCGACCCTAAGATTGGGGACAAAATCATCGGTACAGAGTTTTCCATACAGAATAATCTGAGCTATACTGATAATGTGGATGCAGATGGAACTGCCATTCCGGTCCGCATGAGCGACAAGGTGCATGGTGCTGTGAAGTTTATCATCCTCGGACCAGTCAACAGTGTGTGGGAAGAAATCATCCGACGACATCCTACCGCCTTCCGGCATACTAAGTGGTCGAGCAATACGAAACCGATTCTTTCCCATGTGAGTGATATTCTGTTGGAAGAGTTCGAAGTGAAGGTTGTAAGCGATCATGGTAAGGTTGGCAGTGATGGTGCTGAGAACGACCTGGTATATCTGAGCGACACGAAAGAAGATTTCGTGAATGTCAAAGATGATCTTGAGATGAAAATCACTACAGCTCTGACATCTGAGGAATGCAAAGCGCTCAGTGTAAAGAATGGCATTAGTCTTTCTGCGCCGCTGAATGTTGACACAGAACTGAGTTTGCTAGGTGTTTACAATAGTAGCAATGGCGAATTGGCAAAGCCGGAGCAGCACTATGTCAATGACTACTGGCAGGAGTGGCATGAGCCAAGAGTTGTCATGGAACAGAATCTGATGGATGAGCACGGTAATGTTTCTCCATTCGATTTGTATCGACATCCTGCGATCGGCAAGACCTTTCATGTGCAAGGTATCAGCTATAATCTAACCAGTGGCACTGCTCAGATGACGATTAAAGAGATATTCTAATTATATTCTAACAATATTATAAAGTCGTATGATAGAAACAAAAATCATAGTTAAACCCAAAGGGAATTCCGGAACTGGCAATAGTTCCGGAGCGTCCGGCTATGGAGGTGAGTATGTGTCTGAAGCTGATTATGCTGCTAGAGCCGGTAAGGCTAAGAAGGCAGAGTCTGCGGATCTGGCTATGCGCGCCAATACGGCTAATACCGCTGATCGTGCAAAGTATGCTGACAAGGCGGGAGAACTTGATGAAGAAGCAGAAGTTTTGCAGAGGTACATCCGCAAGGATATTGATGATATAGCTCAAGGAACCGTAACCTGGGAGAAGGTGCAGAAGCTTTTAAGTGGATTGCTTGTCGGTAACTTCAACAATGAGAACGGAGGCTCGTGGACTCCCGATGCAGAAGGTCGTTCGCATCTCATCACAGATTACTTGGAGGTGAGAATGAAAGCTATCTTCGAGGAGCTGGTCATCAAGAAAACCTCCACCATCGGTGGCAAGGAGATTATCTCTCCTGCTGGTGGCGTGGTGGCCCACAAGGTAGAAGAGGTTACTGTGACATATAATAATGTGTCACAGAAGGCTTATC